TTCAGCCAGTTCTGCGCGGCGTAGTAGGTCTGCGAGGTGCCGCGATAAGTCTTGCCAATGTTGGATGGCAGGTCATATATTTGCCAGTTCCAGCCGTAGGCGGGCATTCCGAGGAACACCTTCTCGGTATCCATGACCTCGGACGCATAGTCGTAGATGCCCTCAAGCCAGGAACGCGGGGAAACAGGTCCCGGCGCGGAGCCTGCCCACGCCATGCCGTAGCTCATGATGGACGCGGTATCGCAGTATCGGTTAAGGTCTGCGTACACGCACCAGTTCTCGCCACCGACCGAACCGTTGACCGAAGTCATACCCGGAAGGCAGATGTTCATCATCTTGGAGGGATCGTAGGCTTTGACCGTATTGTAGATGTTGCGGAACATCGCCGTGGATTCCTCGTGCGTGGAATACCCGTCGCCTTTCTCCAGGTCGATGTCGATGCCGTCACACCACGGATATTTCTGCATGATGCGGACGATCTCCGAGAGGAACATATCCTGCGCGCCGTTCGTATTGTCACGCAAGGCGCGGAAGATGCTGTTCGTTCCGTCATTCGCCACGGTAAGGAGCCAGTTGATGTGCGGATAGCGGTTGATGTAGGTGAGCATACTGCTGATCGACACGCCGCTTTCGTAAATCTCCCCGGTAGCCCTGACCTTGAAGGAGAAAAGACCGATCTGGCTGATGCGGTCACCGTAGTCCCGCAGAGCGTTATACATCCTGGTGTTGCCCATAAAAGTCCACACCATGATTTTCTTTCCCTTTAATGTGTCCATCAGAGCAGTCCACCTCCATCGTCCATTTCCTGCATCGAATATAAAAGCTGCGCAGATTTCCCCTGCGGAAGGGACACGATGTGCTTGGAATCCCACGCCGCGCTGTACTGATAAAATCCGTCCTTCGTTTCCTTCACGCCGTTCCTCGTGCATTGCCGGGTAGACGCCAAAAGAGCCACATCGTCCCCGGCGTTCATAGCGAACGGGAAGGTCGCTTTCTGACCGCCCACTCCCTGGGCAAGCGTGACCGAGCCGCCCTCCATGTCCTGTTTCGGATGGAGGTGGATGTCAAGCCCCGCCGATGTGCCGCCGAGGTTCAAGAGGATCACCGTCTCTTTTGAGCGGACGATGCCGTTGAACCACACGGGAGCGTTCTCCGATTCCTTCAGACAGATTTCCGTGTGCGGAGCGTAGCCCGTCAGAGCGGAGCCTTCCTGCAGTTGAATGTCGGTGAACCATATCCTGCCGGAGCAGTCGGTGATGGTAGGAACCACCGTGACGCTCACGACCCGTTTGTCCTGCTTCTTGTTTACGACCTCCGCAAGACGGATGAATCTGACGTTACCCATCAAGCGTCCACTTTATCTCGCAGGGATGTCCTACCCATCCCGTAGCGACCGCTCCCGCCTGGAGGAGTATGTCTGTCACATACAGTTTCCCCGTGCAGTTCGTGATGCAGATTCGGACGGTGATGGACTTGACCCTTGCGCCATAGTTTTCCGGCGCGACCTTCGCCTGTGTTTTTGAGAAAAATACCATAGCCCACCTCCGTCAGTACAAGTCGATGAACCGGCTTTCTGTCGAGCCGTCCTCATATTCGATGATGACCTCGATGCCGACCTGCGAGGAATCCGAGAGCTTCTCCAAATCCTCCGAGCCGATCTGCGCCGAGATCGTATAGCTGTCGCGGTTGGCGGGATACACGGTCTGCGACAGGCTTTTCGTCCTGCCCGACACGCCCTCCGCCATGAAGGACGCCGTGCCGGACGCTCCGTTCTCGCCGTCAGCCACAAAGCCGGAACTCGTCCAATAGGCAAGCCCGTTGTCAGCGCGGGAGTTTCGCAGAAGGTTGAACGGCACCATTTCACGGATATCGTCATTGGATACCATGCTCGTGCCTTCCAGCGTGTCGGCGGCGTTGTCCCATTGGCTTGCGGAACTGCCGAGGTTCTTCAGCGTGGTGGAAAGCTCCAGCACCGTGTTCCACGGCTCCTGCAGGTTGTATTCCCGGCGCACGATGCGAGTCGTGACCGAGATGCCCAGCTCCTTGTCCTCCACGCGCACATAGTCCCCAAGTTCCCACGCCTCATGCTCGTAGCCCGTGAGGACGGACAAATCCATAGCGTTCAGCACATAGGAAATGGTGGGCTTGGCATACTGCGCCAACCGCATCTCCGTGTACTCCTTCATCTGGTACGGATTCGTAAAAGACGAGCAGTCCAGCGTGGAGATGCGTATCTCGTTTGTATAGGTAAAGTCCTCCACATAGGGCTTGCCGCCGTTGATATCGGCGAAGGTCAGCCCGTCCGCGCCCACGGCATAGAGCCTAGTCACAAGGCTGCGGGTATCGACCACCCTCTGTATGGACTTCATGTTCTTTCTGTAGGCAAAGAGCGCGCCGCTGTCCTTGCCGTTGACGGTCAGCAGATGCACCAGCCTGTTGGCGCAGTCGAAAACAAGATCGCCGCCGTGCAGGTCTGCCACGTTTCGGAGGATGGAGAGTGCGTTCTTCTCGCTGCTTGTCCATGTCCTCTTGGTGCGCACATTGACCGTGCCGACAGACCACTCCGTTCCGGCAAGAGCGTAAGCCATCGCCGTTTCCGCATACTCCGCTTCAAAGGTGCGTTCCTCTTTTCGGACGGAGAAGGTAAGGTCGTAGAACTCCGCCTCGGCGTACACCTCCGTGACGGAATTGCCCTCGGTATCCTTGCTGTCCGTGACCGTGCGTACCTTGTAGATATCGTCCACGATCTGTATCTTTTTCTCGCTGTCGATATGGACGCGCTTGCTGTCCCGGAACGGTATCTTGAAGGACAGCGTGTCCTCGCCGTTGATTTCGCCCGTGACGATGATGTCGTAGGCGTTCTCAAGCACAGCCTCCCACGCGCCGTTGGAATCAAGCACCACGGGACGGGAATAACCGATCTTCTCATACGGCGATTTCGGTATGTCGTAGAGCCGGATGTCTATCAGTTTCGGCGTCTTGCTCGTATCGCTTGTCGTAAGCGTCACCCGGAAACGGATGTATTCCTTGTTGGGAGACGCCAGCTTTCCGTCAGCGGGAACGGCCACCCAATCGCTCCATGTGATGAGATCATCGCTTGTGGAAGTCTCCACCAGGGATACAGCGGTCGTGCCGGAGATATACTCGCTCGTCACGGACACGCGCCCTGTGCCGGAGAGACTGCATTCCGCAGCCGCCGTTGTGAGGACGCCCTCGGTCGGATATGCACCACTCGACTTGCGGAGCGTGACCGTCCCAGGCTCGGTGATGCCGTCAACCGCTCCCGTGGTGTCTCCGGCGTTCGCCATGACAGCGGAGCGGAAATAGTCCATGAGATCGTCAGCGGTAAGAGCCGAATCACAGTCCAGGAACCACTCGTCAAAGCCGCCTGCGTACCAGTAGGAATTGTTCAGCATCCCCCAGACAAGGTCAGCCGTGCAGGAGCGGTTCAGTTCTCCCGATATGGTCAGCGCGGAGGATTTCCATACCGTGCCTGCCGCCTTATCGCCGACCACATACCAGGCTTTTTTGGTGTTTGGCTCGATCACCGCCGCGATGAAGTACCACTTGGCGTTCTCCAAAGAAAAGGACGGCGTGACCGAGGTATCCAGTATCAGAGAGCCGGAGGAATTGTAGAGCATGATCCTTGGCTTGCCACGGATGAGCGACAGATAGAATATCGGATTGCCCGTGCCTGCTCTCGTGGAAAGGAGCGGCGTGTATGTGTTACCCACGGAATAGGTGGTCGGACGCATCCAGCCGCCCACGATGATGCGCTCCCCGATATTTTCAAATATCGAGCCGTCATTCGTCACGCGCAGATAGGTCTTTTCGGAGGACGGATTGTTGATGTTCATGCGGAAGTATGTGCCGAAAATGCCGTCCGTCAGAGACGCGGTCGTTCCGCTCCAGTTGTTGATATATGCCTTCCGTCCCTTGCCGGAGGAATCGGCAAGGCAGGTGTCGGCGTCGGGAGCGTCAACATTGAAACGCCACAGGCCGTCCTTCGCAATTTCCGCAAGGAACTCGCCCGTGAAGTCCGTCTCTTTATTGAGTATCGTTTTTAAGGACATCCGCCGTCACCTCCATCTGCTTTTTGCCTGGATATCAAGCCTTGTAAATGTGGCGTTGTTCGCCGCCACAGCGATCGTATTGTTGCCGACTTCAAGAGCCGGGAAATTAAGCTGCGAAAGATACGGCAGACCGTTCCGCAGCACATTGCCGTTCGAGTCCTCCACCCAGGCGGTCATCATGTCCGTATCGACCACCAGCGTTTCCGTGGACGCAAGCGTAGCGTTCACGACCTTAAGCTGTGAACCGTTCGTGGTGATGGTAATGTAATTGCTCACACCGGAGGTGATAACGCCCTTGATGCGGTAAACGGGATGGGACTCGATGTTTCCCTTCGTGCGCCTTACCGTATGATTTCCCGTGGTGGTGATGGAAAATTCCTCGTCCTCCACGGCGTAGGCAAACGGATCGGGACAGAGGAACTTCAAATCAAAGCTGCCCGCCGAGCGGATGAGCAGCCTTTCGCAGTCCACCTTCTCGGAGAGCCTTGCCATGAAGTACCTGTCCGGCACATCGTCAAAGATAAGCTGTTTCAGACCGTCCGCGGGATCGAGCCACAGCGCGATATCGTCCAGCACCGACACGAGAGCCGCAAAGGTTCTCTTCGGAGGGATGCTGCAAGACACATTGATCTCCCTGTAGTCGAAATCCGCACCGAAGTCCGCGATGCCGCTTTTGCCGGGAATGGACGCGGTATAGTTGCGGAGATTTCCGCACACCTGCCAGGAGGTGAGCCGCGCCTTCAGACCCATATCCGCAGATGATGTGTCGTTGTATGTAAAGCCCATTCAGCCCACCTCCTTAAGCCGTTGAAAAGCGTCCCTGCGCACGGGAGCCTGTCTGTATCAAATCGTACAGTTCCTGTGAAATCCTGCGGATATCGTCCTCGCTGCGGACGATCATCTGACCGACCGAAACGAGCGCGCCGTAGGAACTGCCGCCGTTCGTACCCGTTGCCCCGTTCACAGCGGAGCGGACGGTCGCATCGGCGTCAAGGTTGAAGTTGCTCGGCACGGCGGTCTTCATATCGTCCGCCAGCCCGTCCATCACGTCCATGATGCCCTTGTTCAAATCCTGTGCGGCGTCAATCGCCACTTTCGCCGAATCATCGATACCTCCAGCAAGACCCTGGGTAAGCATATCGCCGACCCACGCCATCTCCTTGGACGGCGAGGATATTCCGAAGAATCCCTTGATCTTGCTCATGAGGTTCGAGCAGAAACCGCTGACCTTGCTCCACAGCCAGGACGCCGCATCCCCGATGCCGTTCCAGATACCCTTGATAAGGTTCAGGCCGACCTGCGCCATCTGCGACACGCCGCTTGCAAATCCCTTCACGATGGAGGAAATGATCTGCGGCACGGCTTTCACGATTGCCACAATGATCTGCGGCAGGTTCTGTATGAGAGCCACGAAAAGCTGAACGCCCGCCATGATGATCTTGTCGATGTTCCCGATGAGCGCATTCACGATAGATGTAATGATCTGCGGAATGGCGTTCACAATCATGGTGATGATGGTCGGCAGGTTCTCTATCAGAGCCACAAGCAGCCGGACGCCCGCGTCAATAAGCTGCGGTATGCTTCCGAGGACGGCGTTCAGGATGCCGTCAATGATCTGCGGTATCGCCGCCACGATTGCCGAAATGATCTCCGGCAGAGCCGTGATGAGCGAAGTCAGAAGCTGAATCCCGGCATCGATGATCTGCGGGATAGCCGCGATGATGAACTCCACAATCGCCGTGATGATGTCCGGCAGAGCCGCCACGAGGACGGGGATCGCGTCAAGGAGTCCCTGCGCCAGCCCCATAATAAGCTGAAGGGCTGCGTCCAGTATCATCGGGAGGTTCTCGATCAAGCCCTGCACGATGGTCACGATTGCCT